GCCAGTCCGAAAGTGGTAAATCCAAGTCGTTCCATCTTGACAGGCTCCGGGAGCTCGTTAATAACCGTGACTGATTTATGTTGTTTTCCATATCTGTATCTGTATTCTTCTCCAAGTGCATTTCCATAACAATGAGTCCACTCGTAGTTATCAAGTGAACTGCGTGCCCATATAGTACATGGGTGGTTATACATCATAGGTAGGTAGGGAGTAACAGTACGCTCTTCAGGTTTAAGAGGCTTTTCTGGAGCTTTTGCTTCATTCAGAATAGCGGTTTCTTCCTTAGTGAGCGCACGAGGAATAAAGCCCAGGACTAAATCAATCCAGATAGTTGTGCAACATATCTGGGCAACTTCCAAGGGCATTTTTACAATATGTTTATCGACATGAGCTTCCGCACACTTGTCGAGATTATCGTCAAGGTAAAATAAGTTCATGGTTACTCCCGAAATTTTTATATATTATACTAAATTCGAAGTTTGCTGTCAAGATCTATTTTAGGATCTACTACGTATATAAGTTCATTTGTATCGTAGTTCACTATCTCACTGACAGAACGATACTTCTTGCTCATGTGTTCAGCAAATTGTATTGCTTTGTCATAGTGATCGAATCGTATAAATTTTTTATCTCCGAAAGTAACCATGTAAGTTTTCATTAGTTGCAGACTGCTCCATCTTCAGATGCGTTAAACTTATCATCACCACATCCGTACTTACCGTCGTTGTCGGTGTCACAAAAACGTTGCCACGTAATCATGTCAAAAGTTAAACCTTCGCTCCAAGGAACATAGGCTTTGCACCATTCATGAGACCCAGGTTGAAAAGGATCCTGGGGTTCTGGTACGTAGTCACGCTTAGTCCAAGGCTTTTGTACACGAAAGAACGTGTCCTTGTTTTTCATTAATTGTCTTTTAAACAACGCACTTCGTGTAGTACTAATGTAGATTTCTTGCCCTTCCGTAAGCGTATATGTCGATCCATCGTCATAGTTAATAACTGTAGCTGCCGAAGTTACGAGAGGCAACGCTACGAGTAGTGCCAATAGTTTTTTCATTTAGTCTCCTACTTTTTCTAGTCTTTGCATGAGCCGCTCGGCTCGGTTAGTTACTTGCCGATACCATAAGGAGTCTCGGCCCTCTGCCGCTGCCTCTTTCCATTTGCCCTGAGACAGCATATTTTTCATGGTAACAAACTTTGCTAAACGTGTTTGTCCCAGATTAAAACACATATTTACCATTATGAGTTGGACTTCTTCTGGCCAGTTGTGCCACTGTCCATATAGCATCTCGCACCCCTCAATGGCATACTCAATGTCTGTATCGAATAGCTCGCGGGATCGTTCTGCCGTAATTGGAGTACCGATTGGTTCTCCAAACTCTTCATCTTTTTCTGTGACCAAGTGTCCGACACCAATAGTAGGGTAGCCCAAATGGTCTTCATAGACTTCCAGTACTTCACCTTCATCTGCTTTAATTTCTTCGTATAATCTGTCACGATTCATTCTTTCTCCTATAATCCGCTACTGCGGCTTTGATTGCGTCTTCAGCAAGCACACTACAATGTATCTTTACAGGCGGGAGTGATAGTTCTTTAGCAATTTGGACATTGCTGATTTCTCCCGCTTCGTCAAGGGACTTTCCTCGAACCCATTCTGTGAGAAGTGATGAAGAAGCAATAGCACTGCCGCATCCGTAAGTTTTGAATTTAGCATCTTCAATAATTCCGTCGGTCGATACTCGGATTTGAAGTTGCATGACGTCTCCACATGCTGGAGCGCCTGTGAGGCCCGTTCCGACATCTTCATCATCTTTGTCAAGTTTTCCGACATTCCGGGGATTTTCATAATGATCTAATACCTTATCTGAGTACATATTTCTTCACTCGCTTTATGCTTCCACACATTTGGTAGAAGTCCGTGCACAAGAAGTATAAAAGCTACTCTCCAGGCGCCTACTAAATGTTGAAAATATGTTTTATTTATTTCGTTTAGATGATTGTCTATCGCCATACCACATTCCTCCTGCTATTAGCAACCCCGCTACGATTGAGAATAGCATTACTGTATCTTCGGGTGTCATGTTCCCCCTCCTGGCCAGTACCAAGAAATAAGTGCTATACCTAAAAGTAGAATAGCTACGTATATATACGGTTCAATCAAAATTCACCTTCTACTGCCTTTTGGGAAACCACAAATGTAAGTCCTCCCCCAATCATGGGAAGCATCATTATACAAAATATTCCTATTAATTCTACCATCACCATATCTCACATTTTTTAAAGGGGGGAGCATTCTCATGAACAACGTCACAATGTTTTTTTAAAGGCTCGCAGGTTGTAATTGCAAGTATACAAAATACTAATGCTGCCGCTGCTATCCAACTCTCCCAGTCCCTCACCAGCCCTCACCACTCCAATAATTTATTAAGTGTTCCTTCCTGCACTACTTCCTCCGTATCTTCTGGAGTTTCTTTAATCATAGTATTAATACTATCTTCGTAGTAGAGAATAACTGCTTTTTGTTGATCTATATACCGTCGAAGTTCTGCAACATTTAAAGACATATTTTCATAGTCTGGAACACTTAGAGCAAAGAATACTGTTATTCCTGCCTCTTCTTCAAAGCGGGCAAGAAAATCTTCCAAATTCTCAGGAGTAACAGCATAGAACTTAACTCTATGAAGATTAAGAGGTTTTGGGTGTGACTGAAGCGGTATGTCTTTTACAATATAGTCTGTCTTTACTACTATTTGCGGTTCGACACTCGCACAACCACTACTTAGGGCTATTGGTAGCAGCAGGCTGCTTACCAGAATCGACCTCAAGCTCGTCAAAGATTTTAGCTGTAGCATTATTTACTCTCTTTTCTATAAGACCTGGCTTTTGTAGGGTCAAGGCTGTAAGGTCGTGACGCCTTAGTTTCAAAGCTAACTCATCTTGATACTGTTCTGCTTCTTTTGCTCTTTCTTGCATCACTAGCATATTTTCTTGAGCAAGTTCGTAGTCGCGAGCCATTGAATTAATTGTTTCTTGATTTGTCTCTGCAACCATCATAAGTTTACTATTGTTATCTCGTAGTGTTGCAATGGTACTCTGTGTATCTTTATAGTACCACCAAGCTCCACCGCCCATTGAACCTACAAGCATTAAAATAATTAAATATGGCATATTGTTCTCAAAAACCCGCCTGGGACATAACCCAGGCGGAGATTAGTCATATTAAGGTGTATAAGCATACAACCAGTACGCTTGCTACCCATAGACTTAGTAAGTATATTCCATAAGTGTTAAAAGGTCGAAAAAGCTTTTTATCGGTCATTAATTTGTATAACCTTTGCTTTCTCTTCTTCGGGAACCTCTTGGTAAAGCTCCACACACAGAAGTCCATTCTTCATGTATGCTTGGTCTAGCTTAATACTGGAGCCTACTTTAAATACCCGAGTAAACGTCTTACCACTCAAACCCTTATAGATAAATTCTTCACCTTCTGATACTTCTTGCTTTGAAGTTCCTTCGATACGAAGTTCGTTCTTGTCAAAAGTGATTTCGATATCAGCCTTTTCCCAGCCAGGAACAGCGACTTCTACACGATAGCCGTCGGTTCCTACTTTGACTACATTATATCGAGGATAACCCGTCATCGGGTCGTTTGCGAAGAAATCTGGAGTCATTCTATCGAACCCCAAAAACATTTTGTGAAAATCACTAATGTTCATCATTTGCTTTGTCATAATTTTCTCCTTTGTGCCCTTTTCGGTACACAACTATGAGAACCCTTTCGGTATTCTCCGATTACAATTTCCAGTTATAGAGATGGTCTCTTAATAAATCTTTTTAAGGTCGTAGCCGACAGGACTTACAACGCTTATCTCGTGCTTATGTCCCTCTAAGTCTATAAAAATAAATTGAGTTGGAGATACTTTTTTTAACACACCTATTTTATAAGTTTTAGGGTTAAATCCTGCTTTCTTGGAACCATCTGGCAGTTCTACTACTGTATCTGGAAAATAAATTGTTAATTCATACTCCTCTTTAATGAGAGTAAACCACCAATGTTTAATTTTATTCCACATCAGCTTCTTCTACTTCGAGATATCCTTCGTCAATAAAATATTGAACGGTCCCTTCAATACCTTCTAGCTTTCCTAGTCTCCAGCAGTGTACTCCACATCCAACCAGGCAAAAGATAAATATTACAACATTTGTATCCAAGAGGCAATCTCCATATTGACTTAGTTTAATTAGGTAAACTTTATTTTCCCACAAATTATACCAAAAATGAGTATAAAAGTCAAGAAAAATTTTTTGGCTTGTTGGAAACTATGTTAAAAATAATGCTTGACTTTTAACTGATTTTTTCGTATAATATACACTATGAAAAAATACGATAAACAACCGTGGTCAGATTCGGAGCGGCATGTTCTTCGTGATTATTATTATGTATTGAGTATTGAAAATCTACTTCATATACTACCTGGCCGTAGTCCGAATTCGATTCGAAAACAAGTGGCCTACCTCAAGAAAAGGGGTTGGTATTTTAAAAGGGAAGCATGAAAGTTAAAGTAAGAAACAATAACGTGGATAAAGCACTTCGAGTATTTAAAAAGAAGTGCGGTGAAGTTATCTTCGAGTATCGCGAGCGTGAATACTTCGAAAAACCTTCAACAGTTCGACACAAATCAAAAAAGGCTGCAATTAAAAGAGAGCAGCGACGTATGCAAAAGGAGCGCAGCAAACATGTCAAAACCGGTCGTAAGTAACTTTGAATTAGTTGGTGATTTTATGGAGGGATTTGGCCAAGATGTTCATTGTGAACCGAACTGGCCCGACTTCTCCACCCGTGAATTACGTCTCGAACTTATACGAGAAGAGTACGAAGAACTAGAAGAAGCAATGGAAAATCGAGATATGATTGAAGTTGCGGATGCTCTTACCGATCTACTTTATGTTATATATGGAGCAGGTCATGCTTTTGGTATTGATTTAGATGAGTGCTTTTTGGAAGTACACGAAAGCAATATGAGTAAGCTAGGGCCAGACGGGAAAGCAATTTATAGAGAAGACGGTAAAGTAATGAAGAGTGAGAGTTTCTTTCCTCCGGACTTTAGTCATATTCTTGGCAAATGAAAAAAATTAAGTTTAAGCACTATAAGACAGGGGAAGTATTAACGATAATCGGAACACTGCCCGAAGAGTTAAATAATCCCCAGTCTGATAGATATATTGTGCGTTCCGGTTTCACACTTGTAGATGTAATTAAGTCTACAGTTATCTCGATAGAAGATACACTATAAAAAAACCGGCCTAGCGCCGGTTTTTTAATTCCTCTAAAGCTGCTACGTTTAGAGATGATGCTATTTTATCTACTTCCACTTTAAAAATCTTTGGAGTATATAGCCCAGGCATGTTATCAGTGCGTCGTCTTACTATTTCATACTCTGCCGCAGCTTCCGCCTTTGAACCCGTACTGAAGACTCCAAGAAAGTATTTGAAGTCAGACTTCTCGTTTTCCATCATTACCATGTGATACGGTTTCACTTTTGGACTCCTTTTTTAATTGATTTATTGTTTCTATCGCTGCTTTTTCCGAACTTCCATGAAAGAGGAGAGCTCCGTTGGTAGAGTACACTTTAAATATATACTTTCCCGGACTTAAAACTTCACGAACTAGGTGCATCTACAATACCATAAATGTCGCGCTTAAACTCGGCACTCTTGCCAAACTGTGAAGCAGCAACTGCTCGCTCTTTTGCCTGTATCATAGGTGAGTTGGGCTTTCGCTTTGCACGAAATGCACCATGTGAAGTTACTTTTTTGCCTTTCATCGCAGCGTTCATCTTGAACTTGCGAGTCAGCTGAGGATCATAAACCATTGTCTTTGCCATTATAATCTTTCTCCCATATGAGTAACATAGTAGTATGCCACCCCACTGTTGTCATTATCGTTTAAACTATTGCATTCTTTCATTGCGAGAACGCTGTCAAGCCAAGTGTTGAAAAGATAAATCTTTCCGTGTAAATTCATCCATACTACATAGCAGTCTGAGTCAAGACCCAATGTAAAACCACCATAACAGCATGATGCCTCCACCTATAAATATTGCGTACATATCAGAACTCATATACAAACTCCTCTCTTGCAGACTCTTCCCAGTATTCCTCCCACTCTTCTCCGGTGATACCAGTCATGATAAACTCACGGTCGTCAACGGAAAGATGGGGAAATACATTTTGTATTAGTTCACCGGAAGCCCAGCGATTCAAGCCTTCCTGGGTTACGTTCATTTCACGCACCCGCTCAACCCCGGTCAACGTACTTGTTCTTCGAACCAACATATACACCTCCTCATTTCTTAACTTATATTATAGCAAACAAAAAACGAAATGTCAAGAAGTTTTTTCTCTACGCTACCCTGGAATGGTAGAATATTTTTACGTTTGCTGAAAGCAGTACAGATAATCTACTTCGTACACCTGGGCAAAAAAGATACTTTACTTATGCCAAAATGTGTGATAAAATATATACTAATTGTTAAGCAATAGGGTCTAATCGAGATTCTACTTAACTCGAAGAAAGATACTGTGCATAAAGTTATTTGTGCGATAAGCACTCTCGAAGCGTAAGCGAGAGAGAGTGCGTACCCACAAAATTAGCTTGTTGTTGCATTGAATCTTTCGATAATCCCATTTCTACTTTGCTTCTGTCAAAGTAAATTCCGACCAATCGTTAATGACCCCGTTAATCAAATAACTCGTTAACGATCCCGCCACAACACCCTCACCACTTTACTACAATTTCGTCTACCTACAATCAACTCAACTTACGCCAATTCGCGATAAACCGTTTTTTTGTCTTAAAAAAGTAAGGTTTTTTACAATTAAAGGAATTTACGCCTAGGGCTGTTAACCGGGGGATTTTTTGTTAGACTTATTTGGAGTTTCCGACAGTCGATATTGTCTTGTCGGATAGATTGTTTCTTGCTCTTCTATAAATGATAACCCCGCTGAGACCCCTGAGAAAGAGTACTCTCTTGTGGGTTTGTGATTAATATACTCAACTACATAAACCATTCTAAATTCCTTCCGTTATGAACTATAATGAAAAAACAAGTTACAACGTGTAGCAGCCACCAGAAAGTTCTTATAATTGCTACTACATCACTTTCAGTTGACGACTCTGTAACTTTCTCCCCTAGACTTCTTGCCCACACTCGCCACCACTTTC